CAATACAAGGAAGTTGTTGGCTTAATTCGGGGTCTCGAAGCCAGCAAAAACCACATGGAAGACCTTGCGAAGAACTATATGGAAAACGATGATGACTGACAAACCAGTTGAAATCAGCGATGCTGAATTGGAACTACAACTACCTAAACCCGTGGGTTACCGCGTGTTAGTAGCACTACCACAGCCCGAAGAAACCGTTTCAGGGACATCTATCCTAAAGACGGAGACAGCCAAAACTCAAGACCACATCATGTCTATTATAGGACTTGTCGTGGATATGGGTGACCAAGCGTATTCTGATGAGGAGCGTTTTCCCACAGGAGCATGGTGTAAGGAAGGCGATTACGTGATGTTCCGTATGAACTCAGGAACGCGCTTTACTATTGGCGGCATTGAATATCGGCTTATGAACGATGACTCTATTGAGGCTATCGTGACCGATCCAACAGGCATTCGGAGGGCATAGACATGGCATTTCAAAAAGTAGAATTTGAGTTCCCTGAAGCAGAGGACGACAAATTAGAAATAGAGGATTCCGGTGCAGTTGAAGTCGATATTTCGGGTAAAAAAACTAAAGAGGATTTCGCAGAGTCTGCGGCTGAGTCGAAAGATGATAGTCGTGAGGTTGAGGTGGAGGTTGTTGATGATACGCCTAAAGCTGACCGAAATCGTAAAGCGTCTGAACCTCCAGAGGACGTCACAGATGACGAACTTGAGGATTACTCTGATAAGGTTCGCAAGCGTATCCAGCATTTTAGTAAGGGATACCATGACGAGCGTAGGGCTAAAGAAGAAGCTCACCGCCAGAGCCAAGAGCTTGAACGCGTTACTCAGCAGCTTATGGAAGAGAACAAAAAGCTAAAAGGTAACGTCAATAAGAACCAAGCTGCTTTACTCGACCAAGCAAAGAAAAACGCTTCGATTGAATCCGAGAATGCTAAACGTGACTATAAGGCCGCGTACGAGTCTGGTGACTCAGATGCAGTGTTGGATGCACAAGATAAGCTAACCAATGCTAAGTTAAAGTCCGAAAGACTAGCAAACTTCAAACTACCACCTTTACAGGAAACAGAAACACCTGTACCAAAGGAAGTAGAACAACTCGCTCCAGCAGTAAAAGTCGATGAGCGAGCCGCAGATTGGCAGAAAACTAATTCGTGGTTCGGTGACGATGATGAGATGACAAGTTTAGCGCTGGGGTTGCATAATAAACTTGTCAAACAGGGCGTAAGTCCGCAAAGCGATGAATACTACGAGTCCATTGATACTCGTATGCGTCAAGTATTCCCCGATAATTTCGAGGATGCTGAACCGAAGCGAAAGAAGACACAGGTGGTAGCCCCCGCAACGCGGAGTACAGCACCACGGAAAGTGACGTTGACACGCACTCAGGTACAAATCGCTAAGAGGTTGGGTTTGACACCCGAACAATACGCCAAACAGGTTGCAATAGACATGAGGAAAGCAAATGGCTGAAAATCGCATAGACCGCGAATTAGACAAACGTGAAAAAACTGTACGTAAGAAGGCTTGGACGCGCCCGGAGACTTTACCCTCTCCAATTCCCCAAGACGGTTACGGCTTCCGGTGGATTCGTGTTAGTAATCAAGGCCAGATAGACGCTACCAATGTCTCATCTAAATTACGTGAAGGTTGGGAGCCTGTAAGGGCAGCAGATCACCCCGAGATTGCTATGGTTACAGTGGAACAAGAGCGTTTTGCTGACAACGTAGTGATAGGTGGCTTGATGCTTTGTAAAGCTCCACTGGAGATGGTTGAAGAACGTACTGACCATTTTCAGAAACAGACGGACAGTCAAATGAACTCTGTTGACAACAACCTAATGCGTGAAAATGACCCTCGTATGCCGTTGTTTAATGATCGTAAGACCAAAGTAACCTTCGGCAAAGGAACTTAACTTTTTAGGAGCTTAAAATGGCTTATCCTACTATCTCGGCCCCCTATGGGCTAAAGCCTGTTGGCCTAGTCGGCGGGCATAATTATGTGGGTTCTACCCGCAAAATACCTATTGCTTCCAACTATGGAACAGGAATCTTCTACGGAGATGTTGTACAGTACACAAGTGACGGTACTATCATTATCTCCACATTGCAGAACAATACTTCAGCAGTTGCTGGCGTTATTGGTGTTTTTCTTGGATGTAGTTTTACTGACCCAAACTCGGGTCAAGTAGTATTCAGGCAAAATTACCCTGCAAGCACTGTAGCATCTGATATTGAAGCTATCGTTGTGGATGATCCCAACGTAATCTTTAAAGTTGTGAACGTTACGAACACAACTGCTAACGGCGCAACAACTGGACTCGCGCCTTTGGCGAAGTCTCGTGCCACTACAATCTCTTGTAACGCAGAGTTGGTGCTTAACACAGGACTGACTGCTACAGGTAATGGCCGTATGGGCGTGTTTATTAACAACGTCACATCTGTCTTACCATTCACTGTAATCGACGTAGTGCCAGACACGGTTGATAGTTCAGGCAATTTCACAGAGTTTCTCGTGAAGTTTACTGCTGGCTATCATCGCTATGACCACACCGTCGGCGTTTAAGGAGATTAACTAATGGCTATTTCACGCGCACAGCTACTTAAAGAGCTGCTCCCGGGTCTGAACGCATTGTTCGGCTTGGAATATGCAAAATACGGTGAAGAACATACCGAGATTTTTGAAACAGAATCCTCAGATAGAAGTTTTGAGGAAGAAGTTAAATTATCAGGTTTCTCAGCGGCACCTGTCAAGAACGAAGGCTCTGCCATCGAATATGACAATGCTCAAGAGGCGTTCACCGCACGCTACACACACGAAACAGTGGCGATGGGTTTCTCTATTACTGAGGAAGCTATTGAGGATAACCTGTATGACTCATTGTCATCTCGTTATACTAAAGCACTGGCTCGTGCCATGGCGTACACTAAGCAAGTTAAGGCGGCTACAATTCTAAACAACGCCTTCTCTAGCGGCACCACTTACGGCGACGGCGTTGAGCTTTGCTCTACTGCTCACCCGCTGATTTCTGGTGGGTCAAACTCTAACGAACCAACAGTAGCTGCAGACTTGAATGAAACTTCCCTTGAGGCGGCTATCATTCAGATTGCAGGTTGGACTGACGAGCGCGGCCTGTTGATCGCTGCAAAACCTAAGAAACTTGTGATTCCACCGAACCTGCAATTCGTTGCAACTCGTTTGTTGGAAACAGAAGGTCGCGTAGGCACTGCAGACAACGATCTTAACGCCATCCGCAACAACGGCTCTGTTCCGGGCGGTTATACTGTCAATCACTATCTGACAGACACTGACGCTTGGTTCTTGATGACTGACGTTCCAAATGGTCTGAAGCACTTCACACGTAGCCCAATGGCTACTTCGATGGACGCTGACTTTGATACTGGCAACAGCCGCTACAAAGCTCGTGAGCGTTATTCGTTTGGTGTATCCGATCCTCTTGGAATCTTTGGGTCACCCGGAGCGTAAACAATTACTTTGCTGGGCTAGGATTCGCACTGCAAAGGCAAAGTTTGTTGAGATGGGGGCTACTGCGGTAGCCCCTTTCTTTTTGTTTTGTTTTGTGTATAATATGCACATTCCCTGACAGTCGCATAATGTGACTGACACTCGCCACGACAGGAGATCATCATGGCTAATACAACTTTTAACGGTGCCGTTCGCTCAAAAAACGGTTTTGAAGACATCACTGTTTCCGCAACAGGCGCTGAAACAACCAATTCCACATACGGTACAAACGCCTCTGTAGGCGGAACTCTGGGTGTAACTGGCGTAACCGATTTAGCGGGTAACGCAGGTCCAGCAGCCGGTACAGGCATTACAACAGGTACAGGCACAATCTTTGCTTCTACAGTCACGCACGCAGGTGGTCTGTGGCACACCAGCATTTTGATCGACCTTACAGGCTTGGCAAGTTCAGGTTCTGGCGACATCATTGGTAAAGCAGCAACTGCAAACTCTAACATTGGTACAACCACTGTAGCTCTTAACGGAACTATTCTTGGTGGTAAGCTGACTTGTATGGAATCTCCAGCAGGCGGTGATCCAGATATTGATCTGTGGTATGCTGACGAGTCAACTGGCGCTGAAGATGCGGCTATTACTTCTTTGTCTAACCAAGTTCAGATGTTGAACAGTGGCGACTTAGCAGCGGGTTCTGTACTGGGTATTCCCGTACCGCCAGCGGCTAGTAAGTTTATGTATTTGGTTACAGGCGCTGCAACTAATGCAAACTACACCGCTGGTAAGATTCTTATCGAGTTCTTCGGTTACGATGCTTAATCAATCTGGTGGGGTGAAAGCCCCACCGCTACATATAGGAGATTGACATGAGTCATTCAGCACAATCTGACGTCACCCCCGTATTTATTAGTGACGAAAACGCTGCCGACCCAGATCGGTTGGTTACAGCGGCTAGGCCAAATACATCAGCTACAATGGCAGCGACTACCTTCTTAGGTGGTGGTGCTAGAAATGTGACCGTCACAACGGCTGGGACTGGGGACAACAATAAAACGTGTAGTATTACTGGAACTGACGTTTTTGGTAATGCTATTACTGAAGTCATAACATCCACAGGTTCTGCCGAAGCCGTTGCAGGAACAAAATTATTCTTAACTGTTAGCGCAGTGGAATGCTCTGCTCAGTATGCGGCAAACATCACAGTTGGCTCTGGCTCATTATGTGCCAGCGAAGTTGCTGGCGGTGGTCGCACACGCTTGAAAGGCTATTCAATTGTCTCCGCTGGAACGGCAGGGTTGGTTGATTTCTTTAATGGTACGCCAGACAGTGGCACTATTATATTTAAGGCACAAACAATTGGCACAGACAATTCAACTGTGGATAACACCATTCCAGATGAGGGCATGCTCTTTAAGGCTGGCTTATCTGTAAAATATACAGTTGCTACAGTTGTATTAATGAACGTGTTCTTCGCATAGGGGAAATAAATGGCAACTTCAGGAACCGTAGCGTTTAAGCCAGATGTTCAGGAAATCATCACTGAGGCGTTCGAGCGTTGCGGTGTTGATCCACAGGTACAGACAGGCGACAGGGCTATCTCAGCGCGTCGTAGCCTTAACCTGCTCTTCTCTGAGTGGGCTAACAGGGGTATTAACTACTGGGCGCTGTCGCAGAAGACTTTGACCCTAGTGAACGGCCAGACAGCGCCATACCCGCTGCCTGCTGGCACGATTGATATTTTGGACGCGGTAATCCGCGACAGCTCTGGGACAGATACGTCTGACCAGATTATTAATCGCGTTTCGATTGCTGATTACAACCAACTGCCAAACAAAACGTCACCGGGCAAGCCAAGCCAGTACATGCTGGACAAGCAGATCACGCCAGTCCTCTACATCTGGCAAGTTCCAGACAGGACAACGTACAGCATTATCTACTGGTCTATAAACCAACTAGAAGATGTCACGGCGTCAAATCAGGATGCCGACATTCCTTATCGCTGGAACGAGTGCATCTGCGCTGGCCTAGCAAGTAAACTTGCACTGAAATTTGCAAATGAGAAGTTCACAATACTGAATGAAATGTATGAGAGGGCGTTTAACTTTGCCGCATCGACTGATAATGACGGCGTGAGCTTGAGGATTCAGCCAACCGCGCTGAATTTATCTTAATGGCAAAATACGCAAGAGGAAAAAAATCCTACGCAATAAGCGACAGAAGTGGTCTTAGGGTCAGATACTCTAAGCTGAAAACCACTTGGGATGGCTTGCGTGTTTCGCCCGAAGACTGGGAGCCAAAGCACCCACAGCTTACGCCTGCAAAGAATGTCGTTGACGCCACCGCTCTATTTAATGGTCGGCCAGATACCGATCCTGAAAATGTGGCAGTATTTATTGGGTTTACCCAAGACTGGACAATAGACCCACGGCTCTTGCCGCCTATCGGAGTTCCAGCCATTGGTGGAATTGGCTTTGTGTCTCTTGATATGGCCAGTGTACCTAGCCCATCAGGACTGGGTGGCACAGGTGGCATAGGCGCAGAACTACTAGAGCTGACATTAGCAGAGACTGGTGTGGGCGGCACGGGTGCAGTCGGTACTATAACGCCAACTGGTGTCAAAGGCGTATCTGGATCAGGCGGTACGGGCGGCGTCGGCATAGAATCTCTGAGCTTATCAATTGATGAAACTGGCGTTGCAGGCACAGGCGGCGTAGGCGCGGAGGCTCTGATCTTAACAATAGCTGAAACTGGCGTTGCAGGCGATGGTGATGTGGGTAACGAAAGTATATCTATAGACGAAAGTGGCTGGAATGGTGGCGACTGGGGCGAAGGGACATGGGGTAACTAAATGAATTACACAACTTTAGTCGCAAACATCCAAAATTTCTTGGAAGACGATTCAACAGAGCTGACGGCGTCAGTCGATGAGATCATAGAGCAGGCAGAGGCAATGATCTTCTCGCGCCTGCCAAATCTGCCATGCTTTAGGCAGACCTCTTCAGCAGCTAACCTAGTTGCGGGAACGTCTGACTATGTCGTGCCAACTGCGCGGATGATCAGGCAGGTGTCGGTAATAAGCTCAAATGTTACGGCGTACCTAGATCACAGGATAGATTCGTATCTGCGAGACTTCTGGCCCAACGCCACACTACAAGCCACGCCAAGGTTTTACAGTACAAAGTCATCCGCTACGGCTGGGACTACGATCACAATCGCCCCGACGCCAGACGCCGCTGATCCATACTTAGTGGACTTCATAGCACCTGAAACTGGGCTAAGTGCTGCTAACGCCACTAACTGGGTTGGCGAAAACGCAGAAAACCTGTTACTATCCGCGTGTCTATACGAGGCATCAGCGTTTCTCAAAGCTGGAGAAACATTGGCTCTTTACAAGACACAATTTGACGAAGCACTGCAATTGTTTGTACAAGAGATGCAACGCGATTACGCAGCAGAATATAACGGAGGTCTATAATGGCTATTACACAAGCGATGAGTACACTATTTAAGAAAGACGTTATGTTGGGTGATCAGCACTTAGACAGCGATACGCTGCACATTGCGCTCTACACAAGTTCAGCAACGCTCAGTGCCGCGACAGACGGTTACATAACAGCCAATGAAGTGGCTAACGGTAACGGTTACACCACTGGCGGTATTGCACTGGCAAGTAAGACAGTAGAAGAAAACAGCACCAGCGGCGTGTTTGATGCAGCCGATCCAGAGTTCACTTCAGCTACATTTACTGCCCGTGGCGCATTAATCTACAACAAGACACTGGGCGATGCCTCCTCAAACTCAAGAGGCGCAATCGCAATTCTGGATTTTGGTGGTGACTTTACCGTCAGTGGGGGTACGTTCAAGATCGTATTTCCTGCGAATACCAAAGATAACGCAATTGTAAGGATCGACTGATATGACTAGTACCTTTGTAAATGACCTTCGCCTCAATGAGATGGCAACTGGCGATCAGTCAGGCTCATGGGGAACGGTTACGAATACGAACCTAGAACTGATTGGTGAGGCGCTGGGCTACGGCACAGAGGGCATCACAACCAATGCTAACACGCACACCTCAACCATCGCTGACGGCGCTACAGACCCCGTCAGGGCTTTGTACGTTGAATATACGGGTACGCTCGACTCAGCGTGTACAGTTACTATTGCGCCCAACACGGTAAACAAAGTTTGTTTTATTGAGAACGGCACGTCAGGCTCTCAAAATATTATTATCAAGCAGGGTTCTGGCGCTACAATCACTATTCCACCGGGCGATACAAAGGCTGTATACTTAGATGGAGCAGGTTCTGGAGCCAAAGTGGTCGATGCCTTCGCCTCGTTAAGCGTGGTTGATCTCAAGGTTCAAGACGATCTGACTGTTACGGGAGTTTTAACAACGACTGCCGCCACAGTTTTCAACGGTGGGTTTGCTTCCAATGGTAACTCCACAGTTGATGGGACATTTATACCTACAGGTGTAGTCACAGCCAACGCTGGTGTGGTGGTAGATACCATGACACTAGATGCAGCTACCCTTACAGCCACAGGTGATTTTACTATTGATTCTGCTGGCGATATTGTCCTTGATGCTGATGGTGCTGATATTAAATTAAAAGATGCTGGAACTTTATTTGGTTCTCTTGTTAATAATTCTGGTGAATTTAAAATAGTATCAGAAGTTTCAGATGGAAATATGGTCTTTAGAGGAAACGATGGCGGTGTTTTTACTACTGCC